TTAATGAAACAAGTAGGAAAAAGATCTGCATCTCGTCATTATCGGAGGTACGGACTACTTAAACATTGTAAACACAAGATAGATGTAGAACATACTGACACATGGACAGTCACAGAACGAATCCAAGTAGGATTGAAGTGTGTAGACTTGTTAGTACGTTCAACTGGTCTAGTTAAGGTAGTTACTATGACCAAAAGTAGAAAGAAAAAGGAATTAACTATCCTTCCTACTGCCACCACATTAGATTGGATTGAAAAGATCAATAGTAAGGGAGAATTACTTAGTCCAGCATACTCTCCTATGGTGTGTACACCATTAAATTGGACATCACCCTATAGTGGTGGGTACTTAACAAAAAGAATTGGATTTATCAAGACTAGCAACAAGAATATAGCTAGTGAATTAGCATATCATGACATGAAACAAGAGTACAGTTGTGTAAATGCATTACAAAATACCACCTGGAAAATAAATAAGAAAGTATTTCAGGTTATGATGGAAGCATCTGAGCAAAGAATGAGTATTGGATCATTACCAGATAGAACTGAGGCTACTATCCCACCATGTCCAGCTAGTAAGGGAATGAAAAAAGTAGATATGGACGAGGAGATGTACAAAAAGTTTATAGATTGGAAAACTATTGCATCAGAGTGCTATGCAGAGAACGTAAGGAGAAAATCTAAGATACTACAATTCATGAGGACTATTAAAATGGCAGAGAAATTTTCTAAATATGATAGTTTCCATTTTCCATACCAAGTAGATTTCAGAGGTAGAAAATACACTGTTTCATCTTTTCTCACACCACAAGGTACAGAGTATGCGAAGGCACTACTAACATTCTCCAAGAGTTTACCAATTAAGAATCAAGAACAGGCAGATTGGTTAGCAATACATGGAGCAAACTGTGCCGGAATAGATAAACTCACTCTACAAGAAAGGGTAGATTGGGTACATGAAAATGAACAAGAGATATTAGGTTCAGCAAAACATGGATTAAACTGTGAATTCTGGAAAAAGGTTAGTGATCCTTGGTTATTCTTAGCATTTTGTTATGATTGGGCAGGATTCAAGAGAGAAGGTTTTGGTTATAAGTCAAGTTTACCTATAGCCTTAGATGGTAGCAACAATGGGCTACAACATTACTCAGCGATGTTACGATGTAAAGTAGGTGGTCACGCAACAAATCTTATGAATAAAGAACAACCACAAGACATATATCAAGATGTCGCTGACCACGTACTAAGGGAAGTAAGAAAAGAGATGGAAGCAGGAGATGAGATGGCAGAGAAGTGGTTAAATTCTGGACTCATCAATCGTAAGATGACTAAACGACCTGTCATGGTAGTACCATACGGAGGTACAAGATTTAGCTGTAGAAGTTACGTAGAAGAGTATGTAAGAGATTGTATATATGAGGGTCTTAACTATCCTTGGGATAAAAATCTTCCTTTGTACATACCTGTGAACTGGATCACGACTAGAGTATGGAATGCTATTACAGAGGTAGTAGTGAGCGCAAAGGAGGCTATGGATTGGATTAGAAAAGTCTCAAGCATAATGAGTAAAGAAAATTATCCCTTGATATGGTGGATACCTTCTGGTATGGTAATACACCAACAGTACAAGGATATTTCTAAGAAAAAAATATTTACACATATTGATGGAGTATTAATCAAACCTACTGTACAGATTGAAGATGATTCAGGTATAGACAATAGAAGGTCAGTCAATGGTTCAGCACCTAACTTTGTACATTCTTTAGATGCCTGTGCCTTGACCTTCACAGTAAATATGTGTGTGGATGCAGATATACATTCATTTCAAATGATACATGACTCATATGGAACACATGCGTCAAGCACACCTCAGTTAGCACAGTTATTAAGAGAAGCATTTGTTAAACTGTATCAAGAGTTCGATCCTCTTGAAGAGTTTAAAAAATCAGCTTTGGAAGTGGTTGATTATGTACCCAACCCTCCAAAGAGAGGTGAGTTAGATATAACAGAAGTATTAGATTCTAAATATTTCTTTTGTTAATTAACTACCCTTATAGTATTCAAGTTAATTAATAATTTGAATTTTAATCAATAACAAACCATTTAAGGAGGATATAAATGGCAGATAGACAAGTATCACCATCTGGAAAGGTGGCATGGGCATATCTTGAAAGGCCTAACACAAAGTTCTCAGAAGAAGGAGAGTATCAGTTAGCATTCACTATGCCACGTAAGGAAGCAAAGAAGTTCATGGCTACTATTGATGGGTGGATGGATGCCTCTCAGAAAGAGTCAGGAGCAAAGGAACTGGCTAATCCACCATACAAAGAGGATGGAGATGACGTTCTGTTTAAGTTTAAGCAGAAGCCCTTCTTCAAATCTAAGAATGGAGAAAAAAGAAAGGCCACAGTTCGTTTGATTGATGCAAAGTTAAATCCTTGCAATGTCTCTGTCGGACGAGGTTCGGATGTGAAGGTATCATTCCGACCTAACTTTTGGCATGTTCAAGGAGGAGCCGGTGTCACATTATATATGGATGCCGTTCAAGTCATCAATTTAATTCCTTATAATCCTATCGCAGATATGGGTTTTGAGGAGGAGGAAGGTTACGAAGATTCCTCTGAAGATACTTCTAATGAATTCAAGGAGGAAAAAGAAGCAGAGGATGAGGACTTCTAAAGGTTTTCGTAACCAATTTGAAGAAAGATTAGGTTCCTTCCTAGAGGAAAAACGTGTAGCTTATGAATACGAAACACTTGTTCTAGGCTATACGTTGGAAGGAAAATACAAACCAGATTTTATTCTGCCGAATGGAATAATCATTGAGGCAAAAGGATTTTTTAGACTTACAGCACAAAGAATTTTGAAAGCAATTAAGAAACAACATCCTGATTTAGATATTAGGCTTGTCTTTTACGATTGTAATAAAAAAGTTCAAGGTTCTAATTTAACGTGTAAAGCGTGGGCTACAAAATATGATTTCAAATTTGCAAACAAAAACATTCCAGAAGAATGGATAGAATAGATAGAACAGAAACTAAATATATTATTATACATAGTAGTCAGACACCACCTAGTAAAAATCTTGATGTTAAAGATATGAATAAACTTCATAGACAGAAAGGGTTTTTAAACGTGGTGCATCATCTTATCATAAAGAGAGATGGTAGCGTAGAAACAGGTAGACACCTTGAAGAAGTAGGAGCACACACAGAGGGATATGATGATACATCTGTATCAGTATGTCTAATCGGTGGAACTATTATGGATTCAGAGTTGGAACCTCGTTTAAATTATACATCAAAACAATGGCAAGAATTGAAAGAGAGTGTCATGTGGCTGAGATATACATATCCTCAGTCATCTATCTTAGGATTTAATGAGATAGAAACCACTCAACTTTCTCCATACTTTGATGTTCAATCATGGGTAGATTTTTAAAAAGGAAGGGAAAATGGGTAAGGGTATACTAAACAGAGGAACTAAGGTTCATCATTTGAAAACTAAAAAACTTAAAAAGTTTAAATGGGAAGATGAACTTGATATGGAAGAGACATATGTGTTTCATCAGATGAGAACTTATAATGATAGAGATGATATGTCTGGTAAGAATTATAAAATTGACGATACTAAAGTTCAATTTGATGCTTCAACTTTACCAGAGGTACTAGATCAAATGAAACATTTCTTGGTGAGTTGTGGATATACATATGTCAAATCACTAACAGCAACATCCAATCTAGATGATAAAACATGGAACTCTTCGGAAGAGAGAGTATAGATAGAGAGGACTCTACATTAATTGAACACATCCCTTGTCCTAGCTGTGGATCTCAGGATAACCTTGCCATGTATGATGATGGACATGGTTATTGTTTCACACCCGGATGTGGTTACCACCAAACAAAAGTTGGTGAAACAACAATTACACAAAGGAAGGAAAAAATGAAAATGGATTTTGTAACTGGAGACAGAGTACCTCTTCAGAAACGATGCCTATCTCAAGACACAGTTAATAAATGGGATTATCAAATTGGAACTTTCAAAGGTAAGAAAGTACAGATTGCTAATTATCGGAAGGCAGGGTCAGGTGAGGTAGTTGCTCAGAAGTTACGTTTTTCTAATAAGGATTTTTTATTTATTGGAGACACAAAACAGGCAAATCTTTTTGGTAAACATCTTTTCTCTAAGGGGAAAATGATTGTGGTTACTGAGGGAGAGATTGATGCTATGTCAGTATCACAGGCACAAGGTAATAAGTGGCCTGTAGTTTCTATTGCTACCGGATCAGGCGGTGCAAAGCGTTGTCTTCAACGAGAGATAGAATATCTAGAAGGATTTGAGACTATAATCCTAATGTTTGATCAAGATGAGGCAGGAAAGAAGGCAGTAGAAGAATGTGTACCTCTGTTTTCACCAGGAAAAGTAAAGATTGCACATTTACCACTCAAGGATGCAAGTGAAATGTTGCAGGAAGGTAAAGAGAAAGATATTATCTCTGCTATTTGGTCTGCTCAAGTGTGGCGACCAGATGGGATTGTAGATGGAAGAGATTTATGGCACTTAATATCCTCTGAGAATAATGTAGAATCATTCCCATATCCTTACTCTGGTTTAAATAGTATGACTCAGGGACTACGGAGAGGTGAGATAGTCACGATCACAGCAGGTAGTGGAGTAGGTAAGTCACAAGTATGTCGAGAGATAGGCTATTCATTAATGTTACAAGGTCAGAAGATAGGTTATCTTGCATTGGAAGAGAATAACAAACGAACTGCCTTGGGTTTTGTTGGCCTATACTTAAACAAACCTATACATTTACAGAATGTAGAGTGTACTACTGAAGAATTAAAAGAAGGATTTGATAATGTAGTAGGTACAGGTAACTTATTTCTCTATGATCATTGGGGAAGTGTGGAACCAGAGCATCTATTTAATAAGATTAGATACTTGGTACGAGGAATGGAATGTGATTGTATTATACTAGATCATATTAGTATTGTAATCTCAGGCCTTACAAGTGGTGGAGATGAACGTAGAATGTTGGACTTTGTGATGACTAAGTTACGAAGTTTAGTAGAAGAATTACAATGTGCCTTGATACTTGTGTCACATTTACGTAGACCAAGTGGAGATAGAGGACATGAAGAGGGAGTACAAACTTCTCTTAATCAGCTACGTGGTACTCATGGTATAGCTCAACTGTCTGATATTGTTATAGGTTGTGAGAGAAATCAACAGAGTGAGGATAATCCTAACCTGACTACAGTAAGGATTCTAAAGAATAGATGGACAGGCGAGACAGGAATATGTAATGCGGTAGAATACTCAAAGGAAACTGGAAGAATGGTAGAAGTTTCAACAGATAATTTTGAAATAGAAGAAGTCACAAATAATCAAGATTTCTAACGGAAGGAAAAAATGGAAGAGGTAATTTTAGATTTAGAATCGGATGGGTTACTAGATACTATAACAAAGATTCATTTGTTAGTATATAGAAACCTAAGTAATGGTGAATTAACTATTGCTGATTCACCTTCAAAAATTAAGGATGCTCTAGTAAATTTACAAGACAAAAAAATTATTGGACACAATATATTAGGGTTTGATCTAGTAGCACTTAAAAGATTGTATGGATTTACGATCCCTATAGAACAAACACTTGATACTTTAATACTTTCAAGATTAATTTATCCTAATCTAAGAGAAACAGACTCAAAAATACGTAAGATTGAGGCAAAACTGTGGGGAAGTCACTCTCTCAAGGCGTGGGGAGAGAGATTAGGTTCCTTTAAGGGTACATATTCCCAACAAGAGAACGCTTTTGATGAACTCACACCTGAAATGCGTGATTATTGTGTGAATGATGTACATTTGACAGAATTATTACATGAATATTTGTTGAATAGTATTCCTCCAAAGGACTGTCTCGATTTAGAACATAAAATAGCAGAGGTGTGTATAAAGCAAGAAGAAGTAGGCTTTTCTTTTGATGAAGAAAAAGCAGTTATACTTTATGCTGATCTTGCTGACAAGAGATCAAAGTTATCTAAGAAATTAGGTGAGGTATTTGGTTCTTGGATAGTGGATGAGGGACTAAGGAAGAATGGTTCTTATTCTAAAATAAAGATTATAGATTTTAATCCTAATTCTCGTAAGCATATTTCAAAAAGATTACAAGAATTAAGAGGATGGATTCCAACAGAATTCACTCCCACCAATGACCCTAAGATTGATGAAAAGGTATTGAATAAACTTAAGTATCCTGAAGCAAAATTGATGTCACGATATTTTATTTTAAATAAACGTATCGCTCAGTTAGCAGAAGGTAATCAAGCATGGATAAAACTATGTAAAAAAGGTAGGCTACATGGAAAAGTCAACACGATGGGAGCACAAACTTCACGCTGTTCTCACTCACACCCTAATCTCGCTCAAGTGCCAAATCTTAATGCACCCTTTGGGAAAGAATGTAGAACATTATTTAGAGCAGACTCAAAGATGGATCTTTTGGGAATTGATGTCTCTAGTTTGGAACTCCGTTGTCTTAGCCACTATCTTGCTAAGTATGACAATGGTGCATATGGTAAATTATTGCTTGAAGAAGACATTCACACAACTAATCAGAAAGCCGCTGGTCTATCTACTAGAGATCAAGCGAAGACTTTTATATATGGGTTCTTGTATGGTGCAGGAAATGAAAAAATTGGTCAAATTGTAGGTAAAGGAAAGGCAGAAGGTTCTCGCTTAAAGAAAGAGTTTTTAACTAAGATACCCGCTTTAAAATCTCTAAGAGATGCCGTTCAAAAGAAAGCAGAACAAGGGTTTATAACTGGTTTGGATGGAAGGAAAGTACCAGTACGTTCTAGTCATTCAGCTTTGAATACATTGTTACAATCAGCAGGAGCAATAATCTGTAAGAGATGGATTGTTGAAATGCATTCTCTTCTTGAGAAGGAATTCAAGTATGGAGAAGATTATAAACAAGTAGCATTTGTACATGATGAAGTTCAACTTACAGTAAAAAAGGAACATGCAAAAAGAATCGGTGATCTTGCAGTCAAAGCAATCGGTATCGCAGGAGAAAGGTATAATTTTAGAATTCCCCTCACAGGAGAATATAAATCAGGCTCCAGTTGGGCAAGCACACATTAATCCTACTCAATTTGGATTGGCAGGTGAAGCTTTAGTAAAGTATCTTTTACACATGTGGGATTATTCTATGTGTACTCCTTTAGATACTTCAGCATCCTTTGATTTATTAGTCAAAGGCGAAAAAGATTGGGTAACTGTTCAAGTAAAGCATTCGACTAGAGAAAATGTAAAATTAAAAAGGAATAAACATGAAAATGGTAAACTGATTTCCGACCCATACAAACAGGGAGATTTTGATT